TTGCATTTTTATAATCTTTACTTTTTGAAAGATTTGCTTTATCATTTTTTTGATAGTGTGCTATTGCAGCTTCAAAGACACCTGTTGCCTCACCAGATTTTGCACTCATAAGTTGAGCACCCTCACCACTATCTCCAGCTTTTTTTAAAGAAATTTGATTTTTACCATCTCCTACAAAATCTGCTTTTGATGTAGTATCACTTCCTAGTCTATAATTGTTTTTTGCTGTTGATGTTCCAGCGTGAATTAATCTTGAACCTTTATTTCCTAATTCTTTTGCAACTTTCTTACCTGTGTTTCTAATCTTAGTATTTACTTTAGCCCAATTTTTCTCATCTATTCCAGCATCCTCTACTGGTGTTTTAGAACCTTTAAGTGTATTATATGCAACACAAATAGCCATTTCGGCATATGTAGCAGAAGAAGTATCAGATTCAGTTAAAAGTATCTGAACCTTTTCTTGTAGGTCTATCTTTTGAATACGAGCAGGTCTTAACTGCTCCATAGAGCGTCTTAATGACATCAATTTCTCCATTTAAATATAGTTATATGTTTCTATTTATCAAACTTTTAACTTAGAGAATTTGTCATATTTGTCTTCTTTGGATTGTTCTTGACCTGTTTTTGAGAATGGATTTACATCATCTGGTCTACCAGATAGATTAGGGCCTTGTCCTTTACCGAATCCTTGTCCTTTATCTGCAATAGGTGTAACATATTGACCATGGTCTACAAGTTCATCTTGTGCTTTGAGTTCTACATCAAATAGTTTCATTTTGTTTCTATCTATTCCAATGATGAATCTCTTATTCATTGTAGGGTCATTGTATCTGTTCTTTAATTGTTTGACACAGATTTGATTCAGTTCTTCTAGTTCATCTGTGGATATCAATGCAAACATTAAGTCAGCCGTTGCAGGTAATCCAAAACTTTCTGAGGTATCTTCTAGTCCAACATCTGTATTAGAGAATCCACTTCTTGTTGTTTGTGTTGCAGACATAATAGGTACATTTGTTTCTACTGCAAGTCCTCTGAGTTCTTCTGCAATAGATTTAATAATTGTATAAGAGTTCATAGAACTGCCTGCCTTAAATCTACTTGATGCACAGATGTTTAGATAATCAATAAAGATAATATCTGGTTTGAAAGATTTCTTGATTGCAAGTTCTTTTAATAGTCCTCTGAAATGTCCACTATGTGCGGATGCAGTTGGATATTCTTTGATAATTAATTTACCTTTTGCTTTCTTTTGTAATCTTGTAATCTTATCATCAAACATTTTCTTAGGTAAGTCATGTAAATCTGGTATACTGATATTCATCATATTGGCATCTATTCTTTCTGCAATTCTTTCTTCTGCCATTTCTAACGAAATATATAAAACATTCTTTCCTTGTGATAAACAGTTTGCAGCTTGATGACACATGAATAATGATTTACCGACACCTGTTCCTGCCAATGCAATATTCAAAGTCTTTGGTGGAAGTCCACCTTTAGTAATCTTATTAAAGAATTCTAAGTCAAAAGGAATCCTTTCTTCTTTGTGATGATAGTAATCAAATCTTGATTCAGAATCTTCTAGATAATCATGTCCAACAGAATTGTCAAAAGATACTGCAAGTGCCTCTGTTAAAATGTGTGGGATTGCTTCTGGTGTTTTATCTTTAGACTTACCATCTATAATACCAACACCTTCTACGATTGCATTATAGATTGCTTTATCTTTTACAAACTTTTCTGTTGTATCTACTAACCAATCAAAATCTATAGTTTCTTTTTTGAGAGTTTTAATTATCTCAACAATCTTTTTATGTTCTACATCATTTAAATCTTTCCTTGTACTAACTTCTATTTCTAATGATGTTTGAGTTGGTATCTTATTATACTTGTCTACAAACTTTTGTATCTCATCAAATATTATTCTTTCTTCTTTAACATCAAAGTATTCTGGTTTTATAAATGGTAAAACCTTTCTAGAATATTCTTCGTTGTTTAGAAGATTAGTTAGAGTTGTCCTTTCTATTGTCTGATTCTGCATATTGTTCCTCAATTATATCTATTAAAATGTCACCTATTAAGTTTGTCCAATCATCACCAAAGTTTTCTCTCGGTACTGAATTATTATCTATGATATCAAACTCAAATTTAAATGGCATATTACCATCTTCTGTTTCTTCACCTAATGAAACACTTCCATACTTGTAAATTACACCAGCAAATTTTCCACCCTTGATACCAATACAAGTTTGGTCTTGTGTTTTGGCTTCTACAAAAACATATGATTCTTTAATATTAGACATAATGTAAATAAGTCTGCATTATATATTTTGCTTCCTTTATTGGTTTTGTTCCAGCATGTAACCATGGCCACATAGGTGGAAACATTAATAAACTACCTTTCTTACATTTAGCATAACTATCTAATTGTGGAAAAGTAGTTTTGCCTTCTTCATTATCTGAAAGATAGATAAAGAAAACTAAAAATCTTGTAGATGTTAGTTTTGAATTTACATCTACATGATTAAAAAACTCATCACGGTCATTTGGTAAATATCTTTTTATTCGAATAGGTTCCCAAATATATTTACTTGGCATCTGTTGTGATGTAACCTTTGTATCTTCTAAGTAAGTTAAAAGACATGATTGAAAAAGATTTGTAAATTGTTCTATTTCTTTACTCCAAATTTGAGGTGACTTCCCCATATTCAGTTGTGTAAAAACCATTCCGTTCTCATCAAATGATTCATGTTGATTTTTAAACTGTTCGAACTTATCAATAAGATTACTACAAGTTAATCTATCAAGTGTATTGTCATATGTCTTAACTAAATTTATCATTCATTGCCATATTTAAATTCTTTTAACGCAGCTTCTTCTAATTTTTCCATAACCTCTTTTGTAAAATACTTTTCTGGGTCATTGTTAATTGTTTTAGCATATTGTTTAGTACCATCTGGTAATTCAATACGAGTGGATACTTGTTTAAATATTCCATGTGCCACTGCCAAGTCAAGTAGTCCATAATACTTATCAAGTCCTTTGTCATAAGTTAATAAAACATCAACCATTTTATTTTCCATAGTTAATCTTGACTTATGATTCTTACAATGAATTATATTACCAATCACTTCTGTACCATCTTTAAATTTTTTCTTTGAAAGATATATGATACTTGAAGCAGCATACTTCAATCCACTACCACCACCCATTTCTTTAGTTGGGAACATTGAACCAATCACATCATATGTATGATTCGTTACAACCATAGGTACTTTTGCTTTTCCAAGTTTTAAAGTTAAAACTCTAAATGCAGCTTTGAGTATTTGTGCTCTTGACATATCTCTAGTTTCTTTTCCTGCCTCAGTATCTTCTACTTCTTTTGTAGTAGATAACATACCAAGTGAATCTAAACATATAAAGAGTGGTCTTCGAATATCTACATCTTGTTGCATGTATCTATCTAATACTTTTAATGCTTGATGTCTAAACTCTTGTACAGTTGTTACTGGCATTATCACCATTCTGTTTGCATCTATACCTCTATCAACAACCATCTGTTTTGTGATTGCACTTTCTGATTCAAAGTATACAACACCAGAGTTTGGATTTTGGTCTAAAAAGTTTTTAACCATACCCATGAGAAAGAAAGTTTTACCTGTTGCACTTTCTCCTGCCAGAGCAGTAATTTTGTTTTGTGGAAGTCCACCATAAAGTGAACCAGAGATTAGTCCATTAAATATATGAGAACCTGTATCTATAAAGTTCTCTACATCTCCAGCCTCTACACCATCTGAAACTATTCCTGCATATTCGTTACCCGTTTCTTTGATAACATCTTTTAAAAAGTCATTCATAATTGTACCCTACTTAATTGCAATTGCACCAACAAACATATGATTACGCCAGAATGGTTGTGCAGTTTTAAATCCAGCACATTCTAACATACCTTCTAACTCTTTCCAAGTGTTAGGTTTTAACATGTTCCTTAATGTTTTTTCTTTTTCTAAAATATCTGATGCTTCGAAATGTTTTCTTTTATAATCATAAAAATTAAAAGTTATCATTTCTTGTAATCTTGAATCTTCACAAACTGTCTTTTCTGCAAAGATAAAAGCACCACCATGATTTAGTCCATTGTATATATTTTGTAATACATCAAATCTATCTTTTCTAGGCATAAATTGTAATGTAAATATTGATGTCACTAAACTACAATTTTCAAACTTGTAACCACGAACATCTTTCTTTTCAAAATTAACATTTGCCCAATAGTATTCATTTTTCATTCTTTCATGTCTTGCGTCAAGTTCTGTGAAGAAACTAGGAGCAAGTTCTATACCAACATAATTAGCATACTTACAAAATGATTGATTACCTTTTACAAAGGCCTCTGTTAATTTTCCTGTAGAACAACCGATATCAACAACATTTGTTTCATCTTCTACAAAGTTTCTAGATAGACTAATTACATCTTCTAGTAAGTTTGTATATCCACGAATCGAATGTTCTATATGGTCATCAAAACCTTCTTCCCGTTGGGCAAAGGTAAAGTCATAATTTTTAGACATAATTTTTACTCCATTCCACAAACCCAATTATAAGGTTGTATTACATTTTTATAGACAGATTCAGCAATGGCCTTCATCATTAATGAGGGTACCATTCTACCACATCTTTCTATTTTTTGTGACATAGAACCAGTCACTATAAAATCATCTGGTAAAGCCATTATACGCTTTATTTCAAGAATTGTCAACCGCCTTTTTTCAATAAAGTGACAAATATCTGCATTTGTTGTTACTGTTGGGGCTGGATGATATCTAGACATTTTCTTAACATTGAAATGCCATCCTTTTGGATGAAAGTCATTTCCACCTAATACTTTGTCTGGGTCATCTGGCATCAAAGATGCAGTATCTTTATAGTGTGCAGAATTTAACCAAGTGTCTGTACACCATTTTACTTCTTCTTTATCTAGTTCTAATCCCTCTAGAGCTTCTCCTGCAGTTACCACTTCTTTATTTTCTTCTGGGAAGATACTT